GTATCAATATTTGCCTATCTAACCTAGGTGTTCAACCTATTTTTGTAGATACCGCTAACACTATTGATGATTGGTTCTACCGCAGCATCAATAATTTCCAATTCAATGACTTTTTTAGTGGTATGGGAAATCAATATAATCGTAACTGGGAGAAAACCGGTTTCGTCTGGGCAGGTAAGAATAAATGAGTAAATATGAAGAGATTTCTCAGCTGCGCAAGAAGATGCAAGCTGACGGAGACCTACCTAATTGGTACACAACAGGTGGCCTGCAGATGTTTTTGGATCGCTACCAATACGATGCAGCAACTCCACGCGATCAATATGTGCGTATCGTCCGGACGGCTGCTAAACATACAAACAACCCTAAAGTTTGGGAAGAAAAGTTTTTCGAACTGCTGTGGAAAGGCTGGTTGAGCCCCTCCACCCCGGTTCTGGCGAATATGGGCACGAATCGTGGTATGCCGGTGTCTTGTTCTGGTCAATATATCGATGATTCAATCTTCGGCTTCAAGGCTGCTGAACTAGAAACCTGCGTGCTAACGCAAGAAGGATTCGGCACTTCGGGCTATCTAGGGGATATTCGTCCGCGCGGCTCTAAGATTTCTCGTGGAGGTAAGGCAAGTGGCGTTCTTCCGGTCTACAAAGATTTCGTTCAGTCAATGCGAGATGTGGCTCAAGGGACTGCTCGTAGGGGTGCTTGGGCTGGATATATTGAGCCGACACACGGGGATTTTTATGAACTCATCGAGTTCATCAAGAATAATCCTGATGACGCTAATATCGGCTGGTGTATCAACGACGATTTTATTGAAGGACTCGATGACCAAAATCCCGACTTCATAGATCGATATCAGACAATGATGTTGGTAAAAATGATTACCGGTAAGGGGTATTTCTTCTTCAATGATAAGGTAAATCGTCTACGTCCGCCTGCATACGTCAAGCACGATCTATATGTCAAGGCCAGTAACCTATGTTCTGAGATCGCTCTATTTAGTGATGAACGCCATACCTTTACTTGTGTTCTTAGTTCGATGAATGCGGCTAAGTATGATGAGTGGAAGAATACTGACGCGGCTTATAACGCAACGGTGTTCCTAGATTGCGTCTGCTCGGAGTTCATTGCTAAGGCTAAGAATATTCGTGGTCTGGAAAACGCGGTTCGCTTTACTGAGAAAGGTCGCGCGCTAGGTCTAGGTGTTGCTGGATTCCATACGTATCTGCAATCCCATAGCATGCCGTTCGACAGCTTCGAAGCAATGTCGTTCAACGATGAGCTATTCAGCCATATACGTAGTCAAGCTGATCGCGCGTCTCGTGATCTAGCTAAGGAATTCGGAGAACCGCTGTGGTGCCAAGGTCTAGGCGTTCGTAATACTCACCTGATGGCTATTGCGCCGACTAAGTCAACGGCTCTAATCATGGGCGGTATCTCGGAGGGGATCAACCCTGATCCGGCGATGACCTTTACCCAGATGACCGCTGCCGGTGAAGTTGACCGTGCGAATCCGATCCTACTAGATATCATGAAGGCTCGTGGTGTATATGACGAAGCTCATATGCAAGAGTTGACCGACTCGCAAGGTTCGGTGCAGATGGTTGATTGGCTGACTGATCACGAAAAGGAAGTGTTCCGCACCGCCTTTGAGATTAATCAGAAGGCTATCATCCAGATGGCTTCGGCTCGTCAGATTTACATTGACCAAAGCCAGTCGGTGAACCTATTCTTCGACGCCAATGAGCTTGAGTCGTATATCTCTGAGATTCATGAGCTGGCTTTTAACGATCCGTTCATCACCAGTCTGTACTATAACTACAGCAAGGCCGGTATTACCGCCGCTCGCGGGGAATGCCTCGCCTGCATGTAATCTAAATCGATACAAGGGGTTAGCATTTCGCTAACCCCATTTATTAACACAGAATTCAATGTCCGATAAGATTTTCAAGCTCCAAGAGATTTTCAAGACCATCGACCCGAATAACGAACTGGCGGTTGAGTTTCAGGCAGAAGGCGGCGCGCTAGTATACGGCCCATTCCCTTCGTTTATCCTCCTTGTGGAAGATATTGGTCCGATTCGTGCTCTAGTACACGTCAATGCTGATGCACCCAATATGTTGTATATCTTCAATAAGTTCTCTGAAGCTGAAGAGCTAGAGATTGTATATGACGGCCCGTTCGCAGTCAACGGAGAAACGGGTGATCTGATCATAGGTAACGATGCGTATACCAAGAAGGAAGAAAATATCTTGATGTTCGCCCAGGATATTATGCAACGCCGGCAAGCTCCTAAGAAGGAAGAAGGCTTGTATGTTCCTGAAAAGAAAATCATTCTCGCTTAAGGAAACAAAATGTTAGTGCTTTTTTCGAAAGATAACTGCCCCCAATGCCTACAACTCGAAAGCCTGCTGAAAGTTAAGGGAAAGACCTATGAGGTCAAGAAACTAGATAAGGATTACACCCGCGAAGATTTGGAAGCGACTTTCAAGACCGCTGGTCTACCTGTCCCCCGCTCATTCCCCATGCTATTCAACGGTGACTCCTACGTGGGCACGCTTAATGAGGCAAAGCTAGCGATTGCTACAGGTAAACTATGAGTCTATTAAAGTTTCAGATGACTTGTTCTAATGATCTTTGTAATCAGACAGTGCTCATCTTAGTTGATCCAGAAGTAATTGATACGCCTAACGTCTGCCCGTTTTGCGGTGCAGAATCTTCGGAGTCTTCAGGAGATTCTACGGAAGAATAGATTTCAAGCTAAGTTTATATATTACTATTGGAGAATATATGATCTTAGCTGGAATTGACTATTCCTATACGAGTCCTGCTATTTGTGTGTTTGATACAACTAAGGAACTGGCCTTCCATACCCTGAAGTTCTATAATATGAACGATAAGAAGAAGTTAGCCGGTTTCTATGGTATAGGCGGAAATGTCCGCATCGATACCTTTCCTGAGTATAAGACTCAGGAGCAAAGATTCAGAAACATTTGCGATTGGGCCTCTTCTGTTCTAATAGCGAACGGAGTGGATGAAGTCTGTATTGAAGGATACAGCTTCGGAGCTACTTCTGGACTAGTATTCAACATTGCAGAGAATGCAAGTCTGATTAAGCAGTTCATGGATGTGAGAGGAACCCCGTTCACGACTCCGACCCCATCTCAGGTAAAGAAGAATCATACCGGGAAGGGTAACTCCAAGAAGGACGTTATGGTAGATAAGTTCCATGAGATTTTCTCTGTGAAGATGCATGAACTTCTCGGGGTCAAAGAGATGGCCAAGCCTATCGATGACCTTGTTGATTCCTATGCCGTTCTAAAGTGTCACAGTTATTTTAATGAGGTTAAACAATGAGTGGAGCATCTTCCGCTTTTCTCAATGGCTATCTTGCCGATAGAGAGGTTGCAAACTTGAGAAAGAGAGATTTGGATTTGAGCGAACTGATTGAGCTTTGTGCTCAACCGGAGAGCCAGGAGAGTCGCGTGGCTGCGGTCCAGCGTTATGGCGCGACTTACCCTGAGCTGAAGTATTTCCTAATCGTAGCGTATTTCTGCCGCGATGCCTTTAGTCAGGTTCTAGAGTTGGGGCCTTTGGATTATGCAAATTCGAACGTGCCGAAGGGCGGCAGCGTAGAGACTCTGAGTAGTATGTGGACTCAAGTAACTCGTATGTACAACACATTCCCGTCTGGTCCTCGGATCAAGCGTGGTATTGCACATCAACTACTGCCTGCGCTGCATAAGGATGACGCTGCCTTGGTCCAACAAATTATTGAGGGTAAATACTATAGGAAAGAATTAAATGAACAAGTTGTTCGTCTAGCCTTTCCGAAGGAAACCCCTAGCGACCCAAAAGCCTAAAGCCTGCCCTGAAGACCCGACATTTTGAATTCTGGCGCCGGGTTAAACTGAAATTATTCAGGACAGGCTGATATAAACTGTTCTTAGAACAGAGGGGCTAACCACCCCTCTGTTTTCCATTTTAAAGCCCTTTACTCGACATAGAAAGTCGGGTATAATCCCCTAATAACCGTGTTTACATACTAACCCTGAAGGAAAATCTATAGCACCGCCCTCATATTAATAAGGAGAAATTATATGTTAGCCCAATTCAAGGCTATGATAGTATCAATGTTTATGGCAGTTAATGTTGGAACGACTCAACCGGCTATAGACATGGACAATGTTGATGATATCAAAGAAGTGGCTTGCCTATCTCAAGCCGTACACGGCGAGGCCGGCAATCAATCCATGGAAGGAAAGATTGCGGTGGCTCACGTGATCGTCAACCGTACAAAAAGTAATATGTTCCCATCAGACGATGTGTGCGGGGTTGTTCGACAGAAAGGCCAATTCGACTTCCTAAAGAGAGTCCGTTGGATTAGAGAAAACAAACCCGAGGAACGCAAGCAAATGGAAGACTCGATCAAGGCATCCTTGCTCGTAGTTGGACATAAAGTTGCCGACCCAACCCATGGTTCGTTGTATTTTATCAACCCGCATATGGCTGACCAGTCTTGGTTGAGGGGTCTGAGAAGGACCACCAAGATTGGCGATCATGCATTCTACAAACCTCGTACATAAATTAAGGCTTTACTTTTTACATTCTACATAGTATAATAGTCCTGTAGTCGATACTAACATACTATGGAGAGTGAATGGCTGAACACGGTTTTAAGAGTAAGTCAATCCGTAAGATTCTGAAGAATAAGATTTCTCACTGGATTGCTTCGATTGATGATGACTCGCTGAAGAGCCTCCTACGCCGAGATGTATTGGTGACAGGAGGCTCTATTACTTCTATGCTGATGGGAGATGAGATCAAGGACTTTGATATCTACTTCAAGACGCAAGAAACGACAAAGGCAGTGGCTGAATACTACTGTAAGAAATTCATTGACTTGAATAAAGATTACTACGCAATCCCCAAGGTAGAAGTGGGTGATGACGGTCGCGTAGAGATCAAGGTTCAAAGTCAAGGTATCGTTGAAGAGGAAGGCGCGCAGGATACCCCCGAAGGTTTGTATGAAAGCGAACTAGGCGAAGGCGGTTCCGATGCGATTGCCGACTATATTCTGAAGCCGCAAGCCTCGGATGAAGTCAAGGAAAAGGAGCGTTATCGTCCGGTGTTCCTCAGCGCAAACGCTATTACCCTGTCGGATAAGATTCAACTGGTTATTCGCTTCTACGGCAACGCCGATGAGATTCATAAGAATTACGACTTCGAACACTGCAAGAACGTCTATAACTATGCGACGGATGAACTGATCCTGAAGGCTTCGGCTATGGAAAGTATCCTGAGCAAGACCCTGTTGTATACGGGTTCGCTCTATCCGATCTGTAGCTTGTTCCGTATGCGTAAGTTCATTGATCGGGGTTGGCGTATTTCCGCCGGTGAAATCCTGAAGATGGCCTGGCAAGTAAACGAGTTAAATCTGAATAGCGTCAGCGTTATTCGGGAACAGCTGACCGGTTGCGATCAAGCTTACATGAATCATCTGATCGTCACGATGAATCAAGGTCTGAAGGAAAATCCGGACAGGAAGATCGATTCTCTATATATCGTTGAACTTGTCGATAAGGTTTTTAATCAATAATTAGGAGTTGGATGTGCCACTTTACGGATATATCTGTGAATGCGGTCATGAATTTAGTGATGTACTAAAGGTAAGTGATCGCAATAAGCCTAAAGAGGAACCCTGTCCCTCTTGTGGTACTGTTGGAAAAGTAGTGATGCAACTATCGGCTCCGCTCATCGTTGCGGGGGTTGGTGATTTTCGTAAGGGCGTCCCGGATGTGTTCAAGGATCGTCTGAGGGAGATCAAGAAGTCGGCCGGAAGGACAAGTACCATTGATGTCTGAATATAACCGCTCTGAAAAGTTGTATTCAAAACGGGAAGGCCCTAGTATGTGCGCCTGTATGGGCCGGGTCTACGGAGAGCCGTTTTGTCCTTGTGAAATGGGTAGACAAGGACTTCCGATGTCAAAGGAACATGTTGTTGCGGCGGAGAGGGATCGACTGGCTCTTGCTGATCTGTTTGATAAACTAAACCGAGGTGTTAGTCTAATTGATTGATTGTGATGAAAGCGGAGAAGGATCCAAAATGGTTATTGCATTAGATTACGATGATACCTATACTCGTGATCCGGAGTTTTGGAACATGATTATCGACTTGGCCCAATCCCGCGGCCATGAGGTGATTTGTGTTACGATGCGATACGAGAAGGAAGGCTCGCAAGTTATACGCGACCTTCATCAAAGAGTGGATCAGATCATCTTCACCGAACGCCAGGCGAAGTATGAATTTGTAACAAAGATGGGGATTATGCCTAGCGTCTGGATTGACGATAGTCCCTGGTTCATTCTGATGGATGCAAAGGCTTAATATGGAAAACGTCGAACAACAAGTAGTTGAACCCACCTTGCCATCAGCTGAGGAATTCTCGCTTGAAGTGGAGAATCGGGCTTGGTCGGATAAGGATGAAGATTCATATATCTATCATGCCGCCAAGTATATGGAAGAGCTAAACCTTGACGCAACCGAAGGTAAGAAGCTGATTAGCCCTTCGCTGCACGACAAGATTAAGAGCGAAGCTATGAATATGCGACTCCTGAAAGAGCGGAACACCACCAGCTCGGTTCTGGGTTTCTAGGGTATAATTCGACCCTCTAAAACATATCTAAATAGATATATGCAACGGGAGAAGGTCAGAAGCTCACCGCTTGTTTCTTATACTGAGAAAGAATGACAAAACTATGAAACCTAATTTTTGTAAAAGAGTAATACTATGGCAATCGATTTTAACGCACTACGCGCACGTAAGGGTACCAACTTCCAAGCTCTACAAACCAAGCTAGAGAAAACCGGCCAGAGCGGCGGGTTCAAGAAGGACGAACGTATTTGGAAGCCCACGCGCAACGCTAAGGATAACAAGTCAGTAAATATTATCCGCTTTCTGCCGATTCCCTATGTGGATGAAGTTGGTGTGGAAGAAGGTAAGTACAAGGCTGAAGACCTCACGCCAATGGCAAAGATTTTGAGCCACGCCTTCCAAGGTTCGAAGGGGTGGTACATCGAAAAGAGCCTACAGACATTCGGTGAAGATTGTCCTGTCCGCGCTTTTGATGGTCCTCTATGGGGACAAGCTAAGAAGAACAACGACGAAATTCTGAAGGCCGCCCTGAAGAAGCGTCTGCCGAACACGACTTACTACGCAAATATTCTCATTATCAAGGATGGCACAAATCCTGAGAACAACGGTAAGATCATGATCTATGAGTTCGGTGAAACCGTTCGTAAGCTACTAGAGAAGTGCAACAAGCCGGAATTCGACACTGATCCGTCGTTTGACCCGTTCGATATGTTCGAAGGCGCAGATATGCTTCTGAACCTGACCTATACCAAGAAGAAGATTGGTGAGAAGGAATTCGACGTTGCTAACTTCGACGCTGTTCGTTGGGCTCCGTGCGCTCCGCTTGCTGGCGGTGACGAACAAGAGATGGAACGAATCTGGAAGGGTTCACACTCTATTGCTGACTTCTATGATCGTAAGCACTTCAAGTCTTACGATGATCTGAAGGCTAAGTATGAAAAGGTTATGGATATTGGCGGTTCGGGCGCTCTGCCTGCTGCCGGTAAGCCCAAGACCGCCGAGCAAATGCTGCAGGAAATGACTGAAGGTTCCAAGGAGGCTTCTGCCCCTGAAGCTAAGTCTGCTCCGGCTCCTGCCGCCGGTAAGACTGCTGAACCTGAGCCGCTATCCGGCGATGGTGATAGTATGGCCGAGTTTGAAGCTCTGCTGAAGGGTATGTAATTAGTCATAGAGGGAATCCTGAAAGGGATTCCCTTTTTCGTTTCTCCATAGTATAATAAATACATACTATGGAGAAAAAGTGAATGTCTGTAATTGCCGTGGACGTGGATTTGACCGTTGTTGATTCGCTAACGCCTTGGATGGATTGGCTTGAGGAATTCACCGATGAGAAGGTGAAGAATGTAAGCGGGGCTTACAACTTGGAACCGGAGATTCGTGAGATTCTCTTGCGCGCCGGTCGGGATGATGTTGACCCTCTGGAGTATTGGAAGAATCCTTGTCTATATGACACGATGGAACCGATTGAAGGTGCAGTAGAGGCGTTGGCTAATATCAAGCGTAGGGGACATCAGGTGGTGTTCGTTAGCTCCTGTTTCCCGGAGCATACGGCTTCCAAGGAGCGACTGCTCAAGCGTTGCTTCCCTTTCGCGGATGGATTTATCGCTACCCACGATAAGCACTTTGTTGGGTACGATGCTCTGATCGACGACAAGCTGGAACATATGAGGTTGGGGCTCCATCATCGTCCGCGCTCTCAGCATATCCTGTTCACCGGAGTCCGAGCGGACGGAACTCAAGTACAACGGATGATGGTCGATAAGATATCATCTTGGGATAAGCTGGAACGGCTGTTGTTTTGTACCAGGCAGCTCCGCTACAATGAGCCCGCCTTCGCATGACTAAATTAGGTTTTTAATGAACCATACAAAAATATGAAACATCGAGCAAAAGACGTAATGTATTGCGGAGTCCGGGAAGATGTAATCCGCAATGCGCATCCGACTCTGAATCAAGAAGTCCTAGCGAGTCTCTACGAATTCATTCACGACCGCTACGAGATTCACAAGAAGAAAGATGTTGAGAAGCTGCCGGCTCCATGGACTAGCAATCCGATCTTCCTCCAGGTGAAGTTCACCAACGTCCGACGCGAGCACGACCGTGAGTCTCGCAACGTGATCGAGAACATCTGCTCCAAGACGGAATATAGCCTGAAGGATCGATTCTTCAATATCATCCTGATGCGCTTCTGGAACAAGTTTGAATCGTATCGCCTCGCTACTGGTGGCAAGATGCTGAACTTCCCGTTGAGCGATGACGACTTCGCGGCTTGTAACGAGCGTATACACTCGAATCCTGATCATACTTGGTGGAGCGGCGCGTACTATACTTGCCCCGTCAGGTCTTTTCATGAAAGAATTCTATTAGGGGGGAAAATCCATACAAAAGAAATCAATTTCTCGCAATCTCCGATCTATTTCGCCAAGCATGTTCTAACCGACGAATTCTGGAGTAAGTTGGAATCGGCCCATAACCCAAAAGAGTTTTTCGATATCTTCACTGCTGTGCCGTGGATGGGTAAATTCCTTGTATATCAGTTTTGGGTAGATTTGACGTATAATGAGGATTATTGGTTTAGCGAGAATGAATTCACAGTGTCCGGCCCCGGATGCACAAGGGGTCTGGATCTACTCTTTGAAGATCGAGACGGAATGACTCATGAGGAATGTTTATTCTGGATGAGAGATAACCAACATCAGTTGTTTGCTAAGTTTGGTTATAGTCCCCAGAATCTGTTCGATGATCTTCCGGAGTATGATAGATATATCAACCTAATGTCATGGGAGAACATTTTTTGCGAGATTCAAAAATATCGCAAATGTGTCGAAGCCGTTAAAGTCGGCAAAAAGCCGCGAGGTAAGTCTAGTTACAACGGTCTAGGTGAGAAGAATAAAACTAATAAACATCAAGTAAATTTGTTTGAATTTAATGAATGATTATTATGTATATCAGCTTCGTGATCCAAGAAATGAATTACCTTTCTATGTAGGAAAGGGTAGGGGTTATAGGGCATATGAGCATTTGAGTGGAAGTTCTGGTGATAATAAACATAAGAATAACACCATCCATCAAATATTGAGAGAAGGATATGAAGTTCAAGTGGAGTTTTTGTGGGTTGATCTTTATGAAAAAGATGCTTTAAGAAGGGAAGTGTGGGTCATACATTTATATGGAAGAAAGGATAAGAAAGAAGGTCCATTAACTAACAAAACCGATGGCGGGGAAGGGGTGTCGGGTCATGTATGGTCAGAAGAACAAAAATTAGCAATATCTGGTTGCAATCACCCAATGTATGGGAAGGCACATACGGAAGAAGCTAAAGCTAATATGAAATTGGCCAAATCTAATTGCCCTACTGGTCCAGACCATCCTTCTTATGGTAGAATTCTAACCGCAGAACATAAAGCTAAAATATCTAGATCATTGATTGGTAAGATGGCTGATGAAAATAATCCTATGTATGGAGTGCGCGGGGAGGATCATCCGAGTTTTGGTAAGAAACATAGCGAGGCTAGTAACTTATCAAATTCAGTGAAACATAGTAAGAATTATTTGGTTATCCGCCCGGATGGATGCGAAGAAAGGATTTTTAATATGAAAGAGTTTTGTATTAAAAATCAATTGAATCATTCTGCTATGTATCAGGTGGCTAAAGGCAAGGCATCCCACCATAAGGGATACAGATGTATCCAAATAGAATCAAATTAAGGAAAGAATTGTGCTATTGAATAACGCAACATTTGGTCCCTCAGGGGAAGATACCCCACTAAGAAACGGATTTGACTTCGTTGATATAGAACCTGTTCTGATCAAATATTATAAAGATAAACAGGAACATAGTTGGATTCATCCAGAAGCCGCTAACATCTGTGACTTCACCGCTGAATCTGATGCCATTCGAGCAAGCGATGTGCACCGGGTATATCTGGCCGATGACAAAGGCAATACAATCTATATTGTATTCAAGAGTGAATACATGGATAATTTTGTCTCCGGTATGTATAATGAGGAAACCGACGAATATAACTATCCATACCAACTCGGTGAAGAAGAATGGGAATCTTTCATGGGCATGTTGTATGTTATGCTCGTAGAAGATGTTTGGACGCCTGGATGTGAACAATTTTGTTTCTCCGACTTTGCAGAGAAACTGTATGAATATATCGATCTAGAAAACGCGCACGTTGACTTCCTATCATCTGATGTTTCCCTCTATTTCGATGGTGAATGGGGGTTTGAGAGCTAATGAGTAAAAATCCCTTTTCTGATCATCTAGCTGTTGTTGACCTTGAAACCCTAGCAGCAGACGGCGCTGCGCCTATCCTCTCGCTAGGGTTGACTGTAGGACGTTATGACGACACGACACAGACCTTTGAGTCTCTAGTAGAGAATGGCCTGTACCTGAAGTTCAACTTGAAGGAACAGCTTCAGAAAGGCCGCAAGCCTTCGGAGCGAGTCGTCAAGTGGTGGTACGATCAGAGCGTGGAGGCGCGTAAGGTGCTGAGCCCAAGTCCCGACAACGAAGTCTCACTATATGACATCAAGAGTTATCTGACTAACTTCTTCAACGCGAAGGGGCTGGATATCAAGAAGGTTGATTTCTACGACCGCAACTGCTTTGATCTTTCCAAGCTTCAGTATCTGGTAGAGGAAGATTTGAAGGAGGATGTGTTCTGGAACTATCATCAAACTTTTGATATTCCCACCGCTTTCCGGTTTATGGGCTTCGACCGCTACGCCAGTATTCGAGTCAGTGATTTCCCCGGAGCGGTATATCACAACGCGCTGCACGACGCGGCTGTAGATCATATGCGTCTCTACAAGTGCCTACATTCCGCATGAGACGCTATCTGAATCTATTCGGCACTCATATAATTGTTAGTTACGGCGAACCGTTGCTTGATGCCGACAAATTTATTTTTGATGGGTATGAATAGGAAACATCTTGGAGCAATCAATAAGTTGGCTAGACTGCATTCTGACCGCCTCCCCGGTAATGGCGCTGGTACTACTTATAGTGTTCATTCCGGCCCTGGAGAGGCAGATAAGCGCAAGGCGGAAGCAAGAGATAACGCACAAAGACGCCTTGGAGTATCTGAGTATGCTGAAAGAGAAGCACGAGCGAAGGAAGTCAAGCATTGCGTAATGCCTCTACTTAAATCCAACTACATTGTGGTAACCGATCCTAGTCTAATCGCACAGATGGGTAAGAAAGTTGTGTGATAAATTCTCCGGTTAAATTAATACAGGGAGTAGAAACCCTAAGCAATTAAACCGGAGAATTGTAATGAAGTATTTTAACAAGACAGCAACCGTTAAGTCACCCAGGATGTCCATTGTAGAGGACATCAAGTCATATTCTCCAGTTGGATATGAAGGCCCGTCGGTCTCGCCTATCATCTTGTATATCTACGATGACATTGGCCCTGAAGTGGACTATGTGGACTTTGTACATACCCTGCGCTACGCTCCGGCAGGCCAGGATATTACTATTCATATCAACTCTCCGGGCGGGAACCTAAATTCTTGCCTATCTATCATTAATGCGATTGCAGCCTCAGAGGCAAATATCAATACGGTGGTAGACGGAGAAGCTGCCAGCGCGGCAGCTATGATTTGGTTGGCAGGACATACTAAACTGATCGCCTCTAAGCACACTATGGTTATGCTACACGGAGCAAGTGTGGGCTATAACCCCTCCAAGACAGCAGATATTGTAAACAGCACCCAAGCTACCAACAAGGTTGTTGAGGCGCTTTTGGATGATCTGACTTCCGATATTCTGACTGAAGTGGAGCGTAATGATATTCGCAAGGGTATGGATATTTACCTAACCGGTGCAGATATTATTGATAGATTGAGCCTCGCGGAAGATCAAGAGGAATAATACAGGAATTGACAATACTCAAGAACAAGTTCGTATTCGCGCATGCAAAGGCTGCGCGTAATTATGCTGAAGAACTGTCGTACTGCGTACGGAAGAAGGTTGGCTCTCTCATCGTCAAAAGTGATAGTGTCATCTCCTACGGATATAATGGCATGCCATCCGGCGAACCTAATGTCTGTGAGCTTCCAGACGGCACGACGGATCCAAGAGTTCGGCATGCAGAGATTAATGCTCTGCGCAAGCTGATCCGCTCTAGTGAATCCTCGGTAGATGCGGTAATGTTTGTGACTGATTCTCCATGTCCAAATTGTGCAATCGAGATTGCGGAGTCTGGTATTGCGGCAGTTGTATTCGAGCGCGAATACAGAGATGTTTCGGGTATCATACACCTTCTGAAGAAGGGGGTCAAAGTATTTCGTGTCGATACCGATTCTCGTTTGATTTATCCATGTGATCCATTCCACATCACGGGTGGTAAACCGCTAGAGGATGTAGGTATCAGTTTTTAAGTAGTAACCCATCATAAGGATTGGATATGGGAAAGAAAACTCGCGCCCCGCGCAACGCGCGTAGGGACAGAGAAGAATATGATCCTCGCGGTTTGGCCCGCGATTCTCGCGGCGCTCTTTTGACGCCGGAAGAAATTCAAGATTCTCGCAATCGACCGCCTCCTAGAGTCCGCGACTTTCATCTTCAGCCGAAGAATGATAAGCAAGAGACGATGATCAACGCTATTCGCACAAGTGAAATCGTTGTTGCTGAGGCTCCTGCCGGTTGCGGTAAGACATATATCTCAGGCGGTATGGCCGCCAAATTCCTAGCTGAAGGTCTAGTTGATCGCATCATCCTTACACGAGCAAACGTCCATGTCGGTAAAACGCTTGGTATGTTGCCGGGTTCTGTCACCGATAAGATGGAACCCTTGCTAGCTCCAATCCTATCAGTACTGCGTGAACGTATGGGCGACGGCGCCTATGCTTACAATCTAGCTAAGGGTAAGGTTGTAATGCAACCTCTTGAGTATATCCGTGGTAACTCATTCAAGGATAGCTTCATCATCATCGATGAGGCCCAGAACCTAAC